GCTGTCATCGCCGCCCACAGCGGATTCGATCACAAACTCAGGCACTTGTTCTGCACGCTCAACAAAAACGCGTTGCGCGCCGTATTGAACCAGGGCGTCAAGCCGATCTGACAGGTTGATAGGATCGCTGCCCAGAATGTCTTCAACCTGGCCTTGGGTTTGGGCGATTTTATCGCGCAGCCAGAAGTCGTTTTCGATCAAAGCCAAGTATTGCGGATTCCAGGAATCCGGGTGCGCCGGATCTGCGGTTGTCATCGCGCGCAGCTGCTCACTAAATGCCGGGGGGCTGTTAGGGGTTAAATATTCGGCCATGAATTACTCCGTCAAAATTGCAGGGTGAGTGTTGTGTCAATGTCGGTACCGGGTGCGAGCTCTAACGCTCCGAACGCGCGGCGGCCAGCAAGGTCACCATCACTGTCGATGATGGCCATTTCGCGGATGGCCAGGCCCGCAACGTCAGCGCCCCGAAGCACATCAGAAACAGCCAAAACGGTGCCGCCGGCGGTTGCTGATACCACTACTTGTCGGTGCACTTCAGCGCCCAGGGCTGCGTCCTCGTCCGTTGCCGGGCTGCCGTCAGTGCCCCAGGCCGTGTGCGTAATGCGAGGGGGCGCCGTGGCGGTCGCTACCGCCAAAGCCACTTTTGCCCGGAACTGTTTGTTTGCGGGTATCACGCTCATAGACGTATCTCCGTTTTAATGCGCCGATCACGCATTACCGCGTGGGCAGTGGTGCCGATGCTGTTAAGGATTTTGGTGGCGCCCAGGGTTCGGACACCGCTTAGCATTGGGATTCGCGTCTGCTCCAGGATACTTATGGACAGCGGCCAGCTGCCGTCTATATCACGGTGGCCATCAACGGTTTCGTTTAGCTGCCAGGTGCCATCCACTCGATCTGTTTCAAATTCGCCAAGGGTCCATAGGTTTCTATTTTCTGAGCGCATACCCATTTCTTTACGCTGGGTAATGCGAATTTCAGCGGAACCCCAGCCCTGGTCTAACGGCTGGCCAATTGCTTGCTGGCCGGTTAATTGCCAACCGCCATCAATGCGGTCGGCCGCGGTCAAAAGGCGGGGCTTATATTCGCCGGTGAGCCCCCAGCACCCGGTGAGCAGGCGGGCACTGTGTATCTGCTCGCCTGTGCAGCCGGTGAACAGTTGCCGCACAGTGATCTGAGGGGCAGACAGCATGATTCGGGCGTCAAACTCGGCAGCGTAGCGGTATATCAGAGCGATCAATTCCGAGCGAACCGGGGCCGCGGCCTCCACTCGCTTGCGCAGCTGGCCTTGGCTGCGGGCGGTCAATGGCGCTTCGTTTATGTTGAATGCGAGTGCGTACTGGGCCCAGTGTGTTGTGACGATTCGCGGGCCGCCCTGCACTTCCAAGCTGCGCCCATCCAGGCTCCAGGTGCCATCCAATAGCAGTCCGCCGGCGGCGATCCACTGGTTGCGCTGGGCCGTGTGCTCCAGCAGCTCAACATCGCTAAAACCAAGCACCTCTAATGCGCGGCGCACGGCCCGAACCGTGCCTCGCTTGCGGCGGATGGGTATAGCGGCATCGATGGCGTTCCGCTTCTGCTGCTCAGTCCATTGGCTGTCCCAGGCGTCAACGCCAACGGCCCAGGCCAGCCAAGGCAATATGTTTTCGGGGGCCGAAGCGCCGTTCCACACGGTGTGCAAGGGTGCATTTGCCCGTTCGATCAGCGCGTCCGCTTGCTCGATTCGGCGCTCCAGCGGCGTGGCGTTTGGTGGCAAAAGGCTAGTCATTGATGATTACTTGGATGCCGGTGCAGTAAGGGGACTCACTGGGCTCGCCGCCCAGATCCGCAACAGGTGAATGCAGCGTGACACGCTCAACACCAGGCGCGTAGAGCCGTGACTCCAGGGCACCGGCGACGATTGTTTCGCCCAGGGCGTGGCGCTCATCGACATAAATTCTTGCCGCCGCGATTGCCTGCTCACGCACGACCGCCGAATCGGGCCCGCCGCGTAACTCGATGGTGGCGGAAACGCTGAATCTCAAAACCGATGCACTGGCAACCAGAACCGTGTCGGTGAGCGGGCGAGCGTCATCCGCGCTGAGTGCTTGTTCAACGATGTTGACCAGCTCGGTTGATGCTTCGCCATCGCCCTCTCGTGAGAGAACGTATGCCTGCACTAGCCCAGCAAGCGGGCGAACCACTTCTGCATCTTTGATGCGCGGGTCTGCGCGTAGCGCGAAATAACGATAGGCGTTACGGGATCCGGCTGTGCTGAAGGCGTCATGGGCCAGCAATATCCGGCGCAAATAATCGGTGTCGGACTCATCAACCCGGACCACTGGCGGCGTTGCGTCGGGTTGGGCTGGCGTGATGACTAGCCGCGGCGTCAAGTAATACGTTACGCCAATGTGATCAAGCTCAGGGCCGGCAGCGTAGGCGAGCATGAGCGATCGGGCGCGCTCGTTTTGCATCTGCCGAAGCATTAGCTCTCGGTAGGCTGACTCTTGAAGAAATTTGACCAGGGGTTCGCTTTCGAGCTGTAGCGTTTCCACAAGCTGTTCTCGTTCCGTCTCGGGTGTTAGCTCAATGAGTCGTTCTTTACGCTCAACAAGCAACGACTCGAACGTCATTGAGTCAATCAAGTTAGGCGCTGGCAGCCTAGAAAGGTCGATCGCGTTATTGCTCATTCGCCTGCGCCTATGTTTACGATGATTGAAAGGCGCTGATCGCCGCCGCTTTCGCCTGCAGCGATTGTGGCTTCAATCTCAACTGAAAATAAGCCGGGGGAGTTTGTGCTGGCTATCGATACAACTCTGCTTAGCCGAACCCGGGGCTCCCACTGCTGAATCGCGATAGCGATGGCGGCGTAGGCCCTTAGTTGGGTGCCACCGTTTAGCGGCTGGTCGATAAGCTCGGGAAGAAGTGATCCATACCCACGGCGCATAACACGGCTTCCGATGGGCGTTGCCAGAATATCCGCGATGCTCTGTTGTATATGTTGGACCCCAGATAATTTTCGTCCGGTTTTTGCGCTCATGCCCATTAGTCCACCTTGTATTGGCCGGCTGATGAACCGTCTGTTACAGGTACTTCCGCGTTGCTCTGAACTTCATCAACAACAGCGTTGGCAATAGCGGTTGCCATGCGATCGACCCAACTGTGCTTGCCCGATGCGGTGGCACCTTGCGCTTTCATTTCTGCAATGATGCGGCTTTTAAGCTGGCCTTTGCTCAGTGCCATGGCTATTTACCTGCCGTTACTGTGCTGGATCCATCGCCGTGCGGGTTACCGGTGAAGTGGCAGATGTGGCCCGTTGTTACAACGGGGTTGCCATCGTTGTGGTGGATTTTCTCGGCATTCACTTTGCACACGCCGCCCACTGCTGTGGTTGCATTGCCGCCAATGTTGATGGTGGCGTTTCCGGCTACGTTGATATTCACTTTCCCAGGGAATGTAGCGACCAGTTCTTTCTTCACGTGGTCGTAAGTGATCGTGGCGCCATCCGGATAGACCCGCTTGTGCTCATCAGCGCTTTTAGACGGTGCGTTCTGGGTGTAAAGGCCGGTGATGATGATGGCCTGGGCCAAGTCGCCAGCGGGTGACAGCAAAATAACCTGTTCGCCGACTGTCGGCGGATTCCATTCCAAAGTGCTGCCTGTTCTTGCGGATATCCACGGCTGCCACCCGGTGACGTTATCGCCGGCTTTTACTTTCGCCCGTGCGTGGTCAACGTCCACTTCGGCGATGGTGCCGATGCGAACGATGTTGTTAATCAGGCGGATTGCTTCGGTGGTTTTGTCCATGCGGACAGTTTGTGCTGGGGCAATGCGCAACAGTAGGCGCGGCAGTTGTCAGCCGGTAATGCGACAACTTCAAATCAAAGCGTGACGTGTTCCAGGATCTTCTCGGCGATCATGTCCAGGTCCTGACGGCTGGTGCCCAGCAGTGGGCGAGATGGGTAATCGTATTCCGGGCCATTCTTGTCGACTTTCGCCCGTAGCCCGTAATGGTGGATTCGGGCAATACGCCCTACTGCACCACTGAACAGC